CTTACCTTTGCCCTGCTAAAAAAGCGACAATAGGATACGGAAATACGTATTATAAAGATGGTAAAAAGGTTACAATGTTAGATAGTCCAATAAGTAAAGAAGATGCGCTTATATTGCTTGAAAACGTTGTTAATTCATTTGCAAAAGAAGTAAACAAGTTAGTAAGTGCGCCACTTAATCAAAATCAATTTAATGCGGTTGTGTCTTTTGCGTATAATGTAGGAATGGGTAACTTAAAAAATAGTACATTATTAAAATTAATTAATAAAGACCATAATCAAATTGCAATTGCCAACGAGTTTTTAAAATGGGTAAATGTAGGAGGTCAAAAGTCAAAAGGGTTAGAACGTAGAAGAATTAAAGAATCACAAATTTATTTTAAAAAGTAACAAAATGGAAAAAAAAGAATTGATTAATTTAGCGTTAAAAGAAGTAGCTATTAAGTACAGCGAAAGCCCAGCAACAACAAACGCTGGAAGATGGTTAAGGTTAATTGTAAAGTATTTACCGACTGATTTAATTGTTAAGGCATTTGCTCATAAATTGAGTAGGTAATTTAAACGGAATTAGGGTGTCTCCTGGTCGAAACTAAAACTGATTATTAATTTAATCGGTTTTTTTTATGCCTTTTATTTTAGTAATTGAGATTTATTACTATATTTGCATTTATAAATTAGTCAGGTGGCGTAATGAGGCGCGGTTGCCGAATCCTATATGGTTGCTTTAAGGTTCGAGTCCTCCCTGACTACTAATAATTAAAAACAAAATGCTATGAATAAAAAACTAAAAGAACTATTCTTAAAATCAGGGCTGTCAAAAGCCGAGTTTTCCAGAAAGTGCGGAATTAAAAAACAAAATCTTAATCCGTATTTAACCGATTTGTACGAAATGAAATTATCAACTTTTGAAAAAATAAAAAAGAATTATTTGCGTAATTAAAAATTATTACTATCTTTGTCAAAACAAAAACAAAACACCATGAAAAACTTTCTTTTAAAATTAGACTACCAAATTAGATTCGCTTACATTTTAGCAATCATTTTTATCTTAAACTTTATATTTAGATCATAATGGAAAACAAAGAAAAATTTAACGAATGGATGCAAAAGATTAAAAATATCTATTTTGCTGATAACGAACAAATGTGCAACGCTTACACTAAAATTAATTAATATGAATTCATACGATGCTTGGAAAGATGGACGATATTCTCGTACATCTCCAATAAACCAAATAGAAGTAGATGCCGAAATTGTTAACGGTTGGGACAACTTAACAGAAGCTTATTATAGCGGACACGAATACGCATTTAAAGACATTCAAAGCGATATATTAAGAGAGTTGGATATATTGTTAGAAATAGCAAAACTAAACGGGTCAGGAACAAAAAGTAGAATTGAGGATTTAATAAATAAATGTAAATAAGATGGCAACTGATTGGAGAAAATATAGAAAAAGTACGCATTTAGCAAGTGCGGATTTAGATGCAATGGAAACGGATGGCTTAGCGTTAATATTCCAAATTAAAGAGGTTAAATATGAAACAAATGTGGATGTTTCAGGAACTAAACAAGATGGAATTTTTTGTTACTTTATGGAAGCTGTAAAGCCTTTAAAATTAAACAGTACAAACAATAAGATTTTAGCAGGTTTTGCTAAACAAGATGGTTTAATTGGTAAAGAATGTCACGTTATCGAGAATTGGTCAGGAATGAAAATAGAATTGTTTGTAGACCGTAATGTTAAAATGATGGGCGCTATAACAGACGGTATTCGTATCAAACCATTAAGACCAAAAGCAAAGGTAAAAAAGGAATTTACAGAAAGTAATTTTGAAGCAGCATTTAAAGCCAATGCAACTATCGAGCAAATAGAAAAATCATATACAATAACTGAAGAAATTAAAAGTAAATATTTAAACTATGGAAAATAACATTGAACAAAGAACTGCTGAATGGCACGAACAACGCAAAGGAAGGTTTACAGCTTCCGAAATTGTTAAACTGCTTGGCGTTCGTGGATTAGGCGAAACAGGTAAAAGCTACGCAATAGACAAAGCAATTGAGCAACTATATGGAGAAATGGACGAAACATTTGTTTCTTATGATATGCAACGAGGGATAGATTTAGAACCGTTAGCCTTTGCTAAATTTGCAGACACAAAAGAACTTGAATTTATTGAGGTTAAAACGTGCGGTTTCTTTGAGTTTGGAGAAGATGCTGGTGCAAGTCCTGATGGCTTGGTTGGAGAAGATGCAATTTTAGAAATAAAATGCCCACGCTCAACTACTTTTTTTGAATTAGTAGCGACAAATGAAGTAGACAAAAAGTACTACGCACAGATGCAAATGCAAATGTTAGCTACAAATCGAAATAAGGCTTATTTCTTTAACTATTTAGTTCACGAGGGAAAAGAGTATTGGCACGAAATATTAGTTGAACGTGACGAGGTTATGATTGAATTAATTAAAAACAGAATTTTAGAAGCAACAGAAATTAAAAACGAATTTATTAACAAATTAAATACAAATAAACAATGGTAGTCACAGGTAGAATTTCAGTAAAAAACGAAAACGTAGGAAACGAAAAATTTCAAAAGAGCGAATTAGTAATTGAAACTAACGAGCAATACCCTCAAAGCATTTTAGTTGAGTTTGGTGGCAATAAAAGCGAATTGGTAAAAGATTATGTAATTGGTCAAGAAGTTGAAATAGACATCAATTTAAGAGGTCGTAAATGGACTAACGCTGAAGGAGTAGACAAATATTTTAATACTATTTCAGGATGGAAAATTAAAAAACTTTCAGACGTTAAAGAACAACAAGCTGCTGAAGTTGATGCTGACGATTCAGGATTACCATTTTAATATTAATAAAATACCGCCTATTAATTTAGGCGGTTATAAAAACAAAAAACAAAATGAGCAAAAGTAAAAATAAAAATATGCACAAATTTTATTGTTTGATGCAATTGGTCCTGGAGAATTTAGATGACTTAAAAGTAACTGCACCACGTATGATCCAATTAAAAAAAGATATTATTGAAATGTGCGAACTTTTAAATAATGAGGTTGCTGATACTTACACAATTCAAAAAAGTACCTACTTTCAGGAAATCACTAAAAAAATAGATACAATTTTAAGGATTAATTTTAACGAAAATATGTAAATGGAAGCACCAAAACATTATGATAATTCAAAAGGCACTTTGTATAAAGTAGCACAAGAAAGAAATTGGAATCCTTATTTATTCGATATTGTAAAAAGACTTGAAAGAGCAGAAAAAAAAGGAGAATTTAAAACAGATTTAGAAAAAAGTATATTAGTAATTAAATTATGGTTAGAAGAAAATGGAAACAAATAAAATCGCACAATTAATAGAATGGATTGATACAGAACCGAATTTAGTAAAAGTTAAAGACGGTTTTTTATATCACGGACAATATTTTACAAACGAACAAATAATAGAAATTTATGTTAAACGAGGTTAGAGAATTTCAAACAGTAGGTCAACAAATTGTAAACGATTTACCAACGATTAATAGTTTTAAAGATTGTGAATTACGATACAAGCTAATGAAAGAGGAAAACCTGGAGTATTTAGGAGCGTGTTATAATAATGATAAAGTAGAGATATTAGATGCATTAGTAGACAAAGCTTATGTTTTATTTGGCACTATTAATTTTCACGGTATGCAAGATATATTTTCGGAAGCATTTAGGAGAGTTCACGCTAACAATATGACAAAGTTCCCAAATGGGAAAGTTTTAAGGAATTTAGAAGGTAAAATAATAAAGCCTGAAGGATTTGTACCGGTCGATTTGTCAGATTTAATTTAGTATATTTATACGCCTCAAAACGGGGCGTATTTTTTTTAATCAAATAACAAAAATATGAGTATTTTTTCAAAGTATAATGATGAGATTTTAGAATTATTAGGAAAGGGTTTAAGTAGTAGAGAAATTGCACGGCAAATTTCGCCTCAACAAATTTCAGGACTTAGGAAACATATTGCCAAAATTAAAAATAATACAGGTATTTTAAATGCTTGTAATAGTTTACAAGTAGATCCAAAAACTACTCCTATGCTTTGGTTAAAAAATAAACAAGCAAGTGTAAGAGTTACCAATCCGTTATTTGAAAAACCTGAAGAAAAACAATTTCAAGACCTAACAGCAACTTTAATAAAAGATTTACAGGAATACGCACCTAACTTTTTAAAGTTAGAACGAATTGAAAATAAAGATTCTTATTTATTAGTTTTAGATCCAGCAGACATTCACATCGGTAAGCTATCAAAACATTTTGAAACTGGAGAAGATTATAACAACCAAATTGCAGTGCATAGAGTTTTAGCAGGAGTAAAAGGTATTTTACAAAAAGTTAGTTCATTTAATATTGATAAAATACTTTTTATAGGTGGAAATGATATTTTACATATTGACAATCCAAAAAGAACAACTACTTCAGGAACTCCCCAGGATACCGATGGTATGTGGTTCGAAAACTTTATAATAGCTAAAAATCTTTATATTGATGTTTTAGAAATATTACTACCTATTGCAGACGTTCATTTTTGTTTTAATCCAAGTAACCACGATTATACTAACGGATTCTTTTTAGCTCAGGTTATTGAAACTTATTTTAAGAATTGCCAAAATATTACCTTTGATACTTCGATAGCACACCGCAAAGGTTTTAGATACTATAACAATCTTATTGGAACTACTCACGGAGACGGTGCAAAACAGGAATTACTGCCTTTATTAATGGCCCAGGAGTTCCCTATTGAATGGAGTTTAACAAAACATAGATACGTATATACGCACCACGTACACCACAAAACTTCTAAAGATTATGTAGGGATCACAGTTGAATCTTTAAGAAGTCCTTCGAGCGCTGATAGTTGGCATAGTAGAAACGGTTACCAGCATTCGCCAAAAGCCGTAGAAGGTTTTTTACACTGCAAAAATAATGGACAAATCGCCCGAATTACGCATATTTTCTGATGCATTTTAAATCGGTTATTAATTTAGCCGATTTTTTTTTGCTTTTTATTTGCATAATGAAAACTTATTACTACATTTGCATATATAAATAATAAAACAAAACAAAAATGGAAAGAATTTATCACCGTTATGAAAAGTGGGAGTGCTTTAAAAATGGGTTTTTTAGGAATGTATCTGGAGAAGAAAAAAAACAACTTTCTAAAAAAGTAATTGAATTATTTGAAGATTCATTACAAACAAAAGAATATATGTTAAGAGTAATAAATGAATGGGATTATTCCTGTGAACATAATTTAACAAATATTTCATTAAATAGAATAGCTTGGTTGGGACAAGCTGCTTGTTGTATTTATGCTAAAATACCATATACATTAACTATGGAAAACTGGAGATATGTGAATAAAGAAAAAAGAGATATTGCTTGCAATATTGCTGAAGAAATAATAAAACAATATGAATTTAAAAACAAACAATTATGCCTAAACATTATTTAGAAAAAAACGTTTACGAAGCAAGTATAGAAAGAATAAATTATACTTTTGATAATTTTGAAAAAATATATTTATCATTTAGTGCTGGAAAAGATAGTACGGTTATGCTTCATTTAGTTATGGATGAAGCTATAAAAAGAAATGTAAAAATAGGATTAATGATTGTTGATCTAGAAGGTCAATATAAATTAACTATTGATCATATGTCTGAATGCATTGAAACATATAAAGATTATTTAGATCTTTATTGGGTTTGCTTACCTATACATTTAAGAAATGCAGTTTCTGTGTTTAAACCATTTTGGAAATGTTGGGATAAAGAAGTAAAAAAAGATTGGATTAGAGAATTGCCTAAAAATTCAATTTCAGATGAAAAATATTTTCCTTTTTTTAGAGATGGTATGGAGTTTGAAGAGTTTGTTCCTGAATTTGGAGAGTGGTATTCTGAAGGAAAAACTTGCGCTTGTTTAGTAGGAATTAGAGCAGATGAAAGTTTAAATAGATATAGAACTATTGCAAGTAATAAAAAAATAACTTTTAATTCAAAACAATGGACAACAAAAGTTACTGATAATGTATTTAATGTTTATCCAATATATGACTGGAAAACAGAAGATATTTGGACTTATCACGGTAAAAACCCACATAAAAGACACAATCATTTATATGATTTAATGCAAAAATCAGGATTATCAATTCATTTACAAAGAATATGTCAACCTTATGGAGATGATCAAAGAAGAGGTTTGTATTTATTTCATTTAATAGAGCCTGAAACTTGGGCAAAAGTAGTAGCAAGAGTAGAAGGTGCTAATAGTGGTGCTTTATACGTTCAAGATACTGGAAACATAAATGGTTATGGAAAAATAACAAAACCTATGCATCACACTTGGAAGTCTTTTTCTGAATTAATACTTAACACACTTCCTGAAATAACTTCAGAACATTATAAAAATAAAATATACACTTTTGTTAAATGGTGGGAAGAACGAGGTTATGAAACAGGAATGCCTGATGAAGCTCCTTCAATATTAGAAAGTGAAAGAGTTGCTCCAAGTTGGAGAAGGGTATGTAAATCATTATTAAGAAATGACTATTGGTGTAAAGGATTAGGATTTACTCAGCATAAAACAGAAGCTTACAATAAATATTTAAAACTAAAAAAAGAACAAAGAGAAATTAATAAATTTAAATTATAAAATATGACAACTACAATTATCAATTTAATTAAAGAATTAGGAAATTTAAACATTGACGAAAGAGTAAATGCATTAAATGAAATAAAAATTGCAATGCACGAAATAAGTCCAATGAAAACAGAACCTGTAGATTGTGTTTTATGGGTTAAAAATGATTCGGTACACGCAAATGATTATAATCCAAATAGCGTTGCTCCTCCTGAAATGGAACTTTTAAGATTATCAATTTCTGCGGATGGATACACACAACCAATTGTTTCTATGCTTGAAGAAAATGGAAAAACAAGAGAAGTTATTGATGGTTTTCACCGAAATAGAGTTGGTAAAGAATGTGAAGAAATTCAAAAAAGAGTTCACGGTTATTTGCCAGTAGTTACTATAAATGAAGATAGAACAAAAATAAATGATCGTGTAGCTTCTACAATTAGACATAATAGAGCAAGAGGTAAACATAAAATTGATGCAATGAGCGATATTGTTATTGATTTGAAAAAACGTAATTGGAGCGATGAAAAAATATCTAAAAATTTAGGAATGGATAAAGATGAGGTATTAAGATTATGCCAAATAGGTGGTTTGGTTGAATTATTTTCAAATAGTGAATTTTCAAAATCTTGGGAAGCTGAAGAATATACAGATGATGAAATATAGTTTAGATAATAGAGTGAGTTTTGATAGTAAGACTCACTCTTACTTTTTAGATAATAAAAAATTAATTTCTGTAACAACTTTATTGAATAAATACAAAAATAAATTTGATTCTGAATACTGGTCAAAAATAATAGCTAAAAGAGAAAATATAAGTCAATCAGAAGTACTTGAAAAATGGAAAAAAAAGGCATTTAAATCAACTGAAATAGGAACTGCAATTCATAAAATTTTTGAAGATTATGTAAATAATGATTTTACAGAAGAAAATAATAAATTAATTTTTAAATACAATAATTTAAATGATGAGTTTTTAGATGATTTTAACGCGAAAAAAAATAATGCATTAAATTTTATAAATGATTTTTTTATTACAAAAAGAATAATTCCATTACATTCAGAATACATTTGTTATAATGAAAAAATAGCTGGTCAAATAGATTTAATATGTAAAGATCAAAAAGATAATTATTATATTTTAGATTTTAAAACAAATGAAAAAATAGATTTTAATTCATATAATAATATAAAAATGAATTATCAATTAAACTTTTTAGAAGATAGTAGTTATTGGCATTATTGTATACAATTATCAATATACAAAGAACTATGTAAAGAATTTAATATTAATAAATTATTTTTAGTTCACATAACAAATGAAAAATATGAGTTTATAGAATGTAAAGATATTTTAAAACAAATAGAATTAAACGATTTATTTTAGTACATTTACCCGTTTTGTTTTAGCCGCTGATGAAAATTAGCGGTTTTTTTATGTAAAAAAGACAATAAGACGATAACTCTTATTAGCAGTTTGGCGAGCAAATCCCAAGTAGGGGGGGGTGCCGTTTTTTTCAATATTTATCGTCACATCGTCACGGAACTTTGCCAAGCCTTGTAAACATTGATTTCTTTGTTTTTTCCTTTGTCTTTTTTCGTGTTTTTATTGTCTTTTTTTACATATTATCGTCACGTTTTTAAATTTATTGTCCAATTTTTTTAAAAAAATAACTTTAATAGCATTTATATTAAAATAAATTGTATATTTGTACTTGTTGAAGCACTACCAACAGGAAAATATTTTAGACAATAGTCTAACCGAGAAACCCTAAACAGTAGTAGTGCATTGTTTGGGGTTTTCTCTTTTTAAAAAATTAATTATGGAAAAATTTATTAATGAATTAGATTTTAAAAACATTTTTAAAGAAGTGTTTGAATTAAAAAGATTAACAAATCAAAATGAATGTTCTGGAGAATCAGGAATTTATTTTTTATTTGAAGATGATATAATAGTTTATATCGGTATTACTAAACATTTTAACGATAGAATATTTAACGGAAGAACTCCTCATATTGAATCTAAAAAATTTGATAGTTACTCTATTTTACCAATTAAAAAAGAAAATTATATTTTAGAAAAATTAGAAGATATTTTAATTAATTTTTTTAATCCTGAATATAATGTAAGTAAAAGAAAACAAGTTTTTTTAAATGAATTACCAAAAGATTATAGAGAAAAAGCAAAAAATAAAGAGATACAAAAAAGCAGAAAAAATGCTATTGAAATGATGTATTTTTTTAATAAAAGTAAAGAAAGCGAGGTTTTTAATGAATAGTTATGAATTATCTCGAAAATGGTTTGATTGGAGTTTTGAAAATCCTGAAAAAATAAGTCCTAATCATTCGGCTTTATATTTTTTTGCAATTGAACATTGCAATAGATTAGGATGGAGAGAAAAATTTGGTTTTCCAACTGAAATGGCTAAAGATGCAATAGGTATAAAATCTTATAATACTTATGTAAAAACTTTAAATGATTTAGTTGATTGGGGTTTTATAAAAATGATCCAAAGAAGTAAAAATCAATATTCAGCTAACATAATTGCACTATCAAATTTTAATAAAGCACTTGATAAAGCACTTGATAAAGCAATAGTAAAGCACGTAACAAAGCAAGATGAAAGCATTGATAGTATAGATAAACCAATAACCAATAAACCAATAAACGATAACCTATCGGTTAATTGGGACGGACTTCTTTCTCAATTCAATTCCATAACAGGAAAAAAAATGCGTGTAGTTTGTCCTAAAACAAAAAAACAAGTTACAGCAAGATTGAAAGAAGGTTATTCTAAATTGGATATTGTTAACGCTATTACAAATTGTTTTAATGATGACTTTCATAAAGACAATCCGCATTACTTAACATTGGAATTTATAAGCCGAGCAGAAAAAATGCAAAAATACGCTCAAGAAATTAAAAAATCAAAACCTAAACAACAAGACCGACTATGAGTAAGCCAAATTTAAAAAAGTCTTTTGAGTGGTTGTTTGAAAGATTTACAAAGGAAAATATTAAGCCTTGCCAATTTGATTTGGATTGTTTAGTAAGCATAGCAGAAAAAACAAATGAAATAAACAAAGAAGCGTTTCAGGAAAATACTATTTTTGCCAAGATGTATGTTTATTGCCTGATGCACGAATTGGAATTTTACAAGGATATTGACTTTGCCACTAAAAAACTAAATGAGGTTTTAGATGCACCTTTAGAAAAAACTTGTGATGATTTTTTAAATAGATTAAATCACCTTGAATTAAATAAATATTTAAAATCAATCGGAATTAATACAGACCATTTAAAACAATTGACAAAAGAAGAAGAAGCAAAACAGGGCGTTTTAATGAATGAAAATAAAAAAAATATACAAATATATGTTTTAGGTAAATTCACAAAGGAAAACGTATTTAAATCGATTAATAACGCAATTACAAACTGTATTATTAATTTCAAAAACAAAAATTAGTAAAAATATGGAAATTAATATACCAAAAATAGAAATTGGAAAACAAAACGAAATAATAAAAGGCACAAACTTTTTAGATAT